AGTTCTTCATCAGAGTTATCTACAACAGTAATTGGAGTAACAGTATGATAGATGAAGAAATAGATAAAGAAGAAGAATCAAAAGAGGAAAGAGAAAAGAAGATTTTCTCTAACCTTAGGTATGATTATAAGAAAGCTAAAGATGCAAAGTCTACTATAGACCAATTGATTAATGAATGGAATGATTTATACTATGGTAAAAAAGATAGTGATAGACCAGAAGATTCAAAATTAATTATCAGAGAAATTGCTAAACAAATAGAATGGATGAAACCAAATATTACTGAACCATTCACATCTACTTCTAATCCAATTAGAATTAATTGTGCTATTAATTCAGGTAGAGCAAGAGTGATGGAGAAATGGTCTAATCATCAATTCACACAAGACTTTGACAGACAAACTTTTATGGAACAACTAACAGATGTGTTGCTAAGAGAAGGTACTGTTTGGGTTAAGACTGGATGGGAATATACTGAAAATATTGTAGAACAAGCATTTCCAAGTATGTCCATGGAAGAACTATTAGTAAAAACAGAAGAACTAGGAGAACCAGATGAATTAAATCAAAATGAAGATGGTACTTTTAGTGTTGAATGGAAAAAGACTAAGATGCTTACTAATAGACCTACTGGAGATATATGTAGAAATGAACATGTCTTTCCAGACCCTAGTGCAAGAACAGATAAGGAATGTAGATTTGTAATTCAAAAGAGTTACTATACAATATCTGAACTAAAGAAAAAGAACTGGTGTAGTGAGAAGCAACTAAACAAACTACAATCATCTATGGGTCAAGAAAGAGAAGATACAGCACTAGGTTCTGTTAGAGATGCTGATGCAAGAAACTATGGATATGATACTGGATACCAACCTAAAGATAAGGCAAGACGAAAGATTGCTGTTTTAGAATACTGGGGAGAGTATGATGTTAATGGTGATGGAATAGCAGAACAGATTGTAGCTAGATGGGCAGAGAGAGAAACTATTGATTTTGGTATCGAAGAGAATCCAATGCCTAGTAAATCAATACCTTTCTATTCAGAAGTATTCTCTAGCAGACCATTCTCATTATGGGGTAACTCATTAGCTTACTTTCTAGGAGACTCACAAAGAGTTAAGACTGGTATTGTAAGAGGTATCATGAATAATATGGCTAATGCTAATAATGGACAGAAGTTTGTTACTAGAGGTGCATTAGACTATGTAAACTTTAAGAGACTTAGAAATGGTGATAGACATATTATTGTAAACAAACCAGACTCTATAGTAGATGGAAGTTATAATCAATTACCTCAATCAGTATTCCAAACACTAGAACTATTCACAAGAGAAACACAAGAACTATCTGGTGTATCTAGTGGAGGACCTGCATTAAGTCAAGGTAATACTAGTGAAGATAATACTCAACAACTAACTATGTCTCAACAACGAATGGCTAGTATAGTAAGAGGTATTGAAAACCTATTAGGTAAGATTGTATATGAATGGTTACTTATGGCTAAGGTGTTCTTAGACAATTCTCAGATAGAACAGATGTTTACTGGAGATGAAATAGTAGACTACATGTCATTTGAGAGTGCTAGTCATTCACACATTAAAATGAAGATAGGAACTGATGTAACTAGAAATGTTCGCATACAGCAAATTAACATGCTTATGCAACAAAGTAAAGTATTAGGTGAGTCTTTACCTCCAGAACAGATATCTAACCTTGTAGCAGAGATGTATGAATTATATGATATGTATGAGGAAGCTAGAGCTTTACGAGAGTATAAACCAGAACCTAGTCAAGAACAATTACAGATGCAACAAATGGAACTACAAGCTAAACAGTTAGAGTTACAGAAGATGCAGTTAGAGAATGCTAAACTACAAGCAGAGATTGGTCAAATTACTACACAAGGTCAATTGAACCAAGCAGATGCACAAGCTACTGTTATGTATAAACAAGCTCAAACAGCAGAGAAGTATGCTAAGGCTGAAAAGCAAAGTATTGATACTGCTCTTAAACCAGCAGAAGTAATTAATCAAATGAAACAAAACAAAGGAAATTCATGAGTGGATGTAAAGAATGGAAACCATTTCCAGAAAAACTAAATAAAGAATTGGTAGCATAAATGACAGAAGAGGAACTAGAAGCTCAAGAAGAGCAAGAATTAATTGATGCTATGATGGAAGAATCAGAACAAGAGATAGAGGAAGTAGAAGATAATGAAACAAGTGAAGAAGAATCCGATATTGACGGACAATCTGAAGAAGAAGACGACACTGGGAACAGTGGAGACGGATATGAGGACGAATCTGAAACTAGCTCAGAAGGAGAAGTAGACGATGAAACAAATGATGATGACAGTGAACAGCAAGAATCAACTAGTGATTTCGAACCAATCACAGTCCAAGTAAATGGATATGATGTAGAGATTACTTCTAAAGAAGATATGATGGCTTATATTAAGAAGGGTGCAGACTCATTCAACAGTAAGCCAGATAAGTATGTAGAAGAGAAAAATATAGTTGAGCAAGGTCAATTGTCGCCTGAAGATTTAAAGTTGCTTGTAGACGCTAAGAATGGCTCTAAAGAAGCTATTGCTAAACTAGCAGAGATAGCACAAGTAGATGTACTAGATTTAGAAGCAGAACAAGCAGAGCAATATAAGAATCAGTTTGAACCAACAGTACAATCTGAAGTAGATATTGTAGCTAATGAAATACTAGCAGATGAAGCTCATGCAAATGACTTCAGAAGTATTACTGGTACACTACCAGCAGACTTTACAGAACAAGTATTTTCAGATGCTACTATTATGAAGAACTTCAGTAGACACATTAAGGAAGGTTTAGCTCAAAAGATTATTCCACAAGCTATTTCAGCACAGATTGCAAGAGGTGGTTCTTTCATGGACCACTATTCACAGATTGGACAAGCTATGGTAGAACAAGCAAAACAACCACAAAGACAAGTAAACTCACGAGAACAAGAGTTACGAAAGAAAGCAAATACAAGAACTAGAAATTCAGTAGATAAATCATCTTCAGCTAATACAGCTAATGATGTGTGGGATTTAACTGATGAAGAATTTGCAGAAAAATTTGGTGGATAAATAGTCACATAACTTAGTGTCCTGAATATTGACACTAAACTGTTTCGTGGCTATTCGTGTATAGTCCTACATCAGCTTGTAGGATTTATCAAAGATAAATTAAACATCAACTCCTATAAGCTCTAATATATAGGAAATTAAAGATGGCAGTTCAAGGAACAACAGGTAAATTATCAGCAAAGATTCAAGCAGTATATGATAGAAAACTTCTTAAAAGAGCAGTAGATAATCAAGTATTCGATATGTTTGGTGTAGCTAAATCTATTCCAGCAAATTCAAATACTAAGAAAGCATTTGCATATCGTTACAAAAATATTCTTCCAGCTACTACTGTTTTAGCAGAGTATGATGGAACTAATATTAAAACAGAGAACAAAATTGTTCGTGAAGAAGTAGAGTATGAAGTAGGTCACTATGGTGATTATATTGTTTACTCAGATGAACTAGATTTATATGACCTTGACAATATTCAATCATCATTCTTAGATGTACTTGGAGACCAAGCATCTCTTACAATTGATACTATTCGTCGTGATGTACTTCGTGGTGGTACAAATGTTCTATATGCAGATGGTTCACTAGACCGTACAGCAGTAGCAGACAATGCTAAAACATTAACAGAGAATGACTTCAAAATTATGGCTCTTAAACTTAAACGCCAAAGAGGTTCTAAATTCAAGAAAGTAATCTCTGGAACAACTGCTATTGGTACTACTCCAGTTCGTTCAGCTTACATGGGAATCATTTCACCAGAAGTAACTGAAGACCTTCGTAACTTAGCTGGATGGAAGAATGTAGAAACATATTCAGACTACTCTAAAGCAATTGCTGATGAAGTAGGTTCTATTGGTGATTTCCGTATTATCGAATCATACAACAATGACCCAATTCCAAATCAAGGAACAAGTGCAGATACTAATGTATACTTATCATTATTCTTTGCTGAAAATGCTTATGCAACTGTAACTCTCCGTGGTAAAAATGGTATTATGACTAAAGTTAAACCATTAGGTTCAGCTGGTTCACAAGACCCACTAGACCAATACGGAACTATCGGTTGGAAAGCAATTACTGGTTGTGCTATTCTTAATGAAGCATGGTTAATTCGTGCTGAATCTGTAGCTTCAATTGAAGATGCAACTGAGAAATCATACTACGATTTTTCATAAATCCTTTATAGGATAGGGATTATTCCCTACTCCTTGTAGGGAGTAAAAACTAAACTAAAACAAATAAGGAATTAAATGAAAAAAAAACTATTGACAGAAATGACAAAAAAAGAACTACTTGCAGTATGTAAGAATTTAGAACTAGAAGTAGACAGTGGACTAACTAATGAATCAATTATTAGTATCATTGAATCAAGTGAAAAAGGTGGAGTTCGTATCCATCCTAAACTAGGAGAATGGAAAAAATGTATTGTTAATCCAACTGAAACATCTCAACAAAAAACAGACATCTTTGTAGGTAATGGTAAATATGAATTTCAATTCAAACCATTCATAGAAGTTGAACTACCAGAGGTAATCATTAAAGGATTAAAGGATGCAGTTACAGTAGACCACACATCTGTTCGTTCTTCTAAACTTGAAAATGGTATTAAAGTTCTAGGTGAACACAGTACTAAAAAGAAATACATTGTAGAAGTTCTTTAACTATTAAAGGAAAAGCTATATGAACGAAACATCACTATTCAGTGGTTTAGGTGATTCATTACTATCAGGATTATCAGCTACTGGTGACTTTTTAAAGAGTGACCAAGGAGCTAATATACTTAAAGGTGGAGCTGGACTATATGGAGCATATAGTGCTAACCAATTAGGTAAAGACCAACTAGGTATCCAAAACCAACAACTATTAATGCAACAAGATGCATACAATAGAAATGTAAAAGCTGATGAAGCAAGACAAAACTTAAACTTCTAGTAATAGAGGTTTTTGTTTTTAATCAGGAGTAGACATAAAACACCTACTCCGAATTAAGAACAAAAGGAGGTAAGGTATGCCAATAGGTAACTTTAATCCATATCAGACAGTACCAACTATGAGTGGACCATCTGTAAGTACAAGTGGGTTAGCTGGATTACAAGCTAATCAACAACAGTACATACAAGATGCAATAGCTGGACTTAAAGGTTATGGACAAGCAGGTAGAACACAAGATGTTCAGAAAGCATTATTAGATGCAAAGACTGCTGAAGAGATACAGAAAGCTAGAGGTGCAGGAAGTCTATTACCAGAAGGTGAAGAAGAGTATGCTAAACGATTAAGAGATGCACAAATTCAAGAAGACTTGAATCAGCAAGAAGACTTTAGTAAGAAGCAACAGCAAGACAGATTTAAACATTCTGACGAATTAGCTAAGACTAACCAAGAGTATGCTGTTGAGAATCTAAACACTTCAAAACAGAATAAGAAAGACATAATAGACTACTCAAACAAGAATAGACCAAAAAGCTATAGTGCAGTAGGTGATTATATTTATGAAAGAAATACAGGGGAACTAATTAAAGTTCCAGAATCAAAAGGTTCAGGGGCGAGAGGTTTAAGAACAGATAAATACAAGCCAACAGGTAGCTTAAGGGATGCATATAACGAGCAAGGTGCAGAAGCAAAAGAAGTAATTAAATTCTTTGATACACCACAATATAATCTTCAGTTCAAGCCAACAACATATAAAGATAATAAGGGAGTGGTGAGAACAGAAAAAGGTTCTGGAACATATTTCTTTGATGGAAGACCAGTAACACTAAAGGAATTAGAATACATAAAACAAGACTTGTTAAGAGATAGAGCAAGGAGTAAATAAAGGAAAAGAGAATGACAGCAAGTGAAATCTTAGCATTAGATACCAAGATAAGAAACGAGAATATAGAGCAAGAGAGTAGGCCTTTGCAACAAAATTCAATATGGCAAAACATAGAAGATAGATGGGATAGAGGTCTAACAAGGGTAGGAGATATAACAGGGATACAAGGGATAAAACCAGACACAGTAAAATTTGGTGGAAAAACTTATGCTACTAAAAATAAAATATTCAACGATTTATCTGGTGAAGAGCTCGACGAAAAATTAACTAACCTAACGGCTAAAACACAAGATGAAGCAGATGGAAAATTGTACAAACTAATAAACCCTTCAACGGGTGAAGTAAAGTATGGGAAAGCTGGAGATGGAGTATGGAATAGGTATTCAAATGACCCATTGTTTCAAGCAAATTGGGACGTAATATACGAAAGACCAATGAAAGATGTAGATACAGCAGAAGCTCTAATACATGGAAACAAAGGTGCAAGAGAATCAAGAAGTCTAGACTACGGACAAGCAAAGAATGCATTATTGAATGCTGGTGGAACAGAGATTTATAAGAAAGACCCAGTAATAAAACATGTATCACAGGCAATAAATAAACTTAGACCAGTGCAGAAGTCAATGCTAGATGATATATTGGAAACAGTAGCGAAAGCTCCAGAAGGAGCATTGATTTCATCTGGATATAAAGCTCAAGAACATGTAGGAGAAGATTCTAAGTACTACTCAAAAGATGGAACTACTAGAGTAGACAGAATGGTTAAATCAGCTAAGGATACTGCTAGTGACTTTCTAAGAGTAGGATTACCAATAGCTGTTGATAAAACTATGGGTGGAGCTAGTGCAATGATTGCAGGTGCAACAGAGCTACTTGGTGGAGACTCAACATATACTAGACAAGCACAAGACTACTGGAAAGATAGAGCTAAACTAAATCAAGCACAAGCTGTTAATAAAGAAGGACTAGCTCAAACAATGGGAGAGTTAGCACTAGATTTTGCAGTCCCTGCCGTTGGTCCTATAGCAAAAACAATATCAACTGCAAAAAAGATAGCTCAGGGAACAATACAGGGATTTGTAATTAATGCAGGTTATGAACAGCTAAAAGAAGCTTCAGGAATCAAAGAAGGTGAAGAAGCAATGCCATTAACTGCTGGAGGTATTGGAGCAGTAATAGGTATGGTTATAGGTGGTTCACAAGGTAAAGCAATTGCTAAAGCATTTGATGAAGGTACAATAGAACAACAAAAAAAAATATTTGAAAGTCTACCAGAAGAAACTCAAAAAGCTGTTAGTATGGAAGTAAAGAAGAAAGACTTGTCGGAACCAGAAAAGAAGACAGATATAGCGATTGAAGATAAGACAAAAAATAAAGCTGAAGATGCATTTCCAGATGAACAAGTAAGCAAACCTACTGTTGAACCAAAACAACAAACAGCTAGTGAAACACTTAGGAAACTACCGAAGAAACCTAGTGAGATAAAAAAAGAAGAATTAGAGAAATCACCATATACTGCAATCAATCCAATGACTGGAGAATATGAGAAAGTACTTAAACCAGAACCAGTAGCAACTCTAAAAAAACAAGATAAACTTAAACCTAAAAAAGAAGTAGTTAAAACTAAGAAAGGTAAAGTAATAACTTCACCAGAAGTTATTGAAGGTAAAAAGAAATTAGAAAGTTTAGAATGGGAGGTAGTATCTCCTAAAGATAAAGAAGGATTACCTCTTAAAGAAAATGAATATGTACCAGAAGTAAATAATCCAAAACAGTTTAAATATGGATATGATGAAGTTGGTAGAGTTTATGTAGAAGAAGGAAGTCAATTATCACATCAAGGAGGATTAGCACAGAAAGCATCACTTAAACAGAAAGCACCTAGAAAGGTAACTAATACAGATGAAGAGGTAGCTAGAAGACTAGAATTCTATGATAGGGATGAATCACTAAGAGAAACTTACGGACAGACACAGGCTAGTTATAAAGAGAATAAAGAACTATCTAAGTCAGAGAAACTTGCAAATAGATTACAGTTTGAAAAAGAACAGTATAAAGATATCATAAAAAACAGTGAGCTTACTAAAGAAGACAGAGCTAAGGCTAGAGAGAAATTATCAGAATTAAACAAAAAGAAGATAACTGATTATACAACTGATAAGACAGCTAAGACAATGGCACAAGCAGAGTTAGATAAACAGACAAAAATAGAATTAGATGATACTGGTAAAAGAGAAGAAGACATAAGAGAAGAGTATGAAGAATGGTCAAAAGGAAACAAACCTAATCCGACTAAATCAGAAGGAAGAACTTATAGCAATATCAAAAAGAAATTAGCTAAACTTGAATCAGAAGCTAAGAAAGAAATTAGGGAAGTAAGAAAAAAAGAGAAGATGTTAGGCAAAGACTTTGATGAAAAGAATATAACAGATGCTCAGAAACAAGCTTACAGAGATGAAATAGCAAACATACAAGACTATCAATATATGAAGTCAGATTTACTAGCTTATGAAAAGAAGTTATTAGATATAGAGGAACTTAGATACAGAGAGAGTAGACGAATAGATGATAAACTATATAGAGATAAAGAATCATCTTTCGAAGAAGGATATGAAAGAGGCACTAGAGTTGAAAACTATCAAAACAAGATACTTAAAGAATATGATGATATAGGATTTAAGAAACTAAAATCAGACATAGAATTCAATGATTGGACTCCTTCAGGGAAACCAGAATCTCAAGAATGGAAAGCTGAAAGAGAAGCTAAAGAGCTAAAACAATCTACAACTAAGCATGAGCAAATAGTAGCTAACTTAGAAAAAGCTAAAGAACTAGGAGATAATCCAAGAAGAACTGGTACTAAAAGAAGAGGTCAGAGACTACTTTCAGATAGTCAGTTTAAAGATGTACAAGATGATATATTAACATTAGAAGAGATAGCTAATAAGACATCTCCAATAGGGCTTAAATCAGATATAAAAGAACTTAAAACCAAAGCTAAAGAATTTGCAAATAGAAAAGTTACAGAACATCATAGAAAGAATCTTGGTATTATAGGTAGATTGAAAAGAGCTGGAGTACAATTAAAAGATACTCTATTAGATGCTAGTAACTCTGTAGCTCAGATAACAACAGCATTGCTTTCGAGTAAGACATTAGCTAGAATAACTAAGTCTGGTGGTAAGATGAATGCAAAAGATGAATTCGGTAAAGCAATTGACATTAGAGATATCATCGGACTAAAGATGGAAGAACACGGTTTTAAAAAACCAGACATTACTATAGATGGAAAGAAAGCATCATGGAAAGATTTAGTTAAACCAATCTTCATGAAAGAGAACTATGGTCAAGGAAGAAAAGGATTAATCAACGGGATTGCAGAACATCAAGGTATAAGTAAAGCAGATGCAGAAATATTCTTAAAAGAGTATGAGAAAGCATTTGAATCATTAGCTCCAGAAATGAAGAAACTAAAAGAAGAAATGATTAAAGCTTACAAGAAGTCTGGTGGAACAATTAAATATACATTACCAGATGATTTTGAAGTAGAGTTTCAAATTAAAAAAGAAGTTGATGGAAGTTATAAGATAAGTGGAAACACTATGGATTTTACTGTTAAAATAGATGACATCAATGAAGCTAGTATGGCAATACTTCCAAGAATAATTCACTCTGTAGATGCTTATGTAGCTAAACAAATGAATGCAAAAGGAATTGCAACGGTACATGATGCATTCCAAACTCCTGCTGAATGGGTAGCTAAATATGGACAGAAGAAAGCAGATGAAATGACTGCTAAAGCTTATGGTGAAATAATGGCTAAAGTAAATGATGCAGACATTATGGACCAAATACTATATTCTATAAGTGGTAAAATAACAGACAAACTTGCAAAAGAAAAAACAATGTCTGGTGAATTATCAATGTTGGATTCAGACATATATGATGCAACAACTAAATCAGTCAAAGAAGGAACTTTATCTTCTGAAGATATTAAATATTCAGCAGAACATATGGAATCTATAGTACCAGAGGAAATTGCAGGTAAAGTAGAAAAAGCTAAACTAAGAAAAATGGATGTATCTTCACCTAAGACTGAAGATGATGCAATGTTAGAGTTTATGGCTACTGGAGATGTAAGAGAATCTAATTACAAACAGATAGTATCTGATATGGTAAATGAATCTGGATTAAGAACAATGTCAGTTGCAAAGAATGATGATAATGTATTTGAAAGACAAATAGCATTAGCACATCAATCATCTGTTTATAACGATAAACTTGCGATAGAAGCTCCTAAAGGAGTTAATGAAGAAGTATGGAACAGAGTACAGAAGAATATCTTCATTGAAGCTAGAGCTAAACTAGAGCTAAACCCACTACTAAGAAAAGTAATACAGGGTGAAAGAAAGTACTTCGATAAGAATGGAAAAATGATTGGAGACACAACAGAAACATATCAGCAACTCCTAGTAAAAGCAAAAAGAATACAAAGAAAAATAACAAAAGCACAAAGAACAAAAGATATACAAGAATTAAAAAGAATAGAAGCATACACAAAAGAAATAGAAGCAGGAATAGAAAAACTAGAGAAACTTCCAGAAAAGAAAAAGACACAGGTAATGAAAGTAGGAACAAAATACGAAACACTTTCAAAAAAAGTTAAAGGATGGAAGGAAAACAAAATAAGAACAACTGAAGAAACAGAAGCTGAATTATTAGTAAATGATACAGCATATGGAGAACCAGATGCAACTGTATGGGAACAGTTTAAAAGATTTATAAAAACACAAACTTCAAATGATGAAGTATCAAAAGCATTTAATAAACTATTCTATAACAGAAAAGTAAGTGATGCAAATGTTGCTCAAAAAGCTGAAGCAGTTCAAACTAAACTAGACTCAATAGTGAAAGAAAAAGATAGAAAACTATTCACAGAACATCTAGTACATAGAGATGCAACAATAAGCAGAAAGTACACAGAAGAACAAGGAAAAGAATTCCTAGAAAATACTAAACATATATACGAACAAGCTAAACCTGCAATAGATAAAGCTGTTAAGGCATGGGGAAGAGAAGAGTATCAAACTGGAAGCTTTCTTAACAACAGTAGGTTAATCGCAGAACACTATAATATGACACAAGATATGGCTCCAATCATAGATGATATAATATCGTTAAAAACAATGAATGGACTATCTTGGCAATTTGTAGAAAACTTCAAAGGGAAAGACTTAGACTATATTTTTGATATGATTCAGAACAATAGAGCTAGAGGTAAAAAACTACTTGGAAGTAACTATGTGAATGGATATGCAAAAGAAGTAAATGATACTGGATACAATCTGCAAGGATTAGATGTAGAAAGTAAATTTGAAATGGGAGCAATACCAAGTACAAAAGAAAACTCAAAAGTTGGATACTTTGATACAGATGCAAAAGATGAAGTGAGAGTCTGGTTAATGGAGAAATATGGAGACGAAAATCCTCCATCAGGATTCCAATCAAGACAAGAAATGCTAAGATTTGCAGAAGAAAAAGATTACAAGGTAACGAGTAAAGGATTTAGAAAAGTAGTAGATGGAGAAGCAAGAGATAAAGCTGGAAGAAGTAATGATTTTACAAGAATTATGACAGAAACTTACAGAGCTACAGAACTAAAAGAACAGCAAAGAATACTCGTAAAAGGTATTGCAGAAGAACTGTTAAAAGGTGGCAATGCTGTTATTAGTACACATCCAAAAGAAAACTTTGTAAAACTAACTAAAGAACAGATAGCTAGTCGTCCATACATGTTGAAGGAAAACTTGAAATATGTACACAAGGACTTAGTGGAACCACTTCTAGGAAGAGATGAAGTAAGAGCCTACAATGGAGAAGTACAAGCATTTAAAATAGCAGATAGAGTATGGGCTAACTTAAATACAAGATTTAAAAAGAATGTAGTATTGTTTAATCCATCTTCACACAAGAATGCATTAATAGTGAATCAAACACTAGGATTAAATGTAGGAATATCTCCAAATAAGTTAAAGAACTTTCAAATAGAAGCAGTAAAACAAAGCAAAGAAAATGCAAAAATACTACAGAGAATTGCTGAAGCTGAAGCTGTTGGTAAACCAACTAAAAGATTATATAAATTACTAGAGAAATCAGATTTATATAAAATGGAAAAGATGGGATTATCAACAAATAAAGTAGAAGGAATGTTAGGTTCAAATGATGCAATAGCAAGTTTCCTATCTAAAATGACAAATGGAAAGTTTGATACTATAGCAAGAGAGATAACTTTTGGAGATAACTCTTATGTAGCTAAGAAGTCAGCGCAACTGTTTTCAATGATTGATACAGGAGGAAGATACGGAGTAGCTAAAGGACTGATGGAAAAAGTAAATAAGAAAACTGGTAAGAACTATACTATGCAAGAAGCAGTAGACATTGCAAATGGACTATTTGCAGATATGGATAGAATGGTACCAGCTTTTATAGAAAAAGCAGATAAGTACGGAATACCTTTTAGTAAATGGTTCTCTTTATCTTCACCAGTACTTCTTAGAATGACAAAAGGAAACATGGGCAAATCAATAGCATTAGGAATAGTACTATATGAACTATCAATAATGACAGATTTAAACTTATCATCAGTTAATCCAATTGAAGCAATGATTGACTTTACTGAACAATCAACTATAGGTCAAGTAGAAGATGTAATAAAAACTCCATTGAATAAACTATCATCTTATCTAATTCCAAATATATACAAAGATATATATAAAGAATATAGAGAAGGAGACAAAGGATACAGTAGAGACCATAGATTTTTACTTAAGAAAAGAAGTAAAGATTTAACAGACTTTAAACCAGTTGGAAGAGACCTAAGAGGAGTAAGCCAACAAATGGTAGAAAGCTTTACTGGAAAACAAAAAAAGAAAATATAAATAAACAAAGGAAGGGAATTATGGGAGACTTAACTAAACACTTTAGTAGAAAAGAACTAGAATGTAAATGTGGTTGTGGGTTGTATATTTATAATCAAGAACTGCTAGATGTACTGGAAGATGTTAGAGAACATTTTAATAAACCAGTAACAGTAACATCAAGTACAAGATGTATAAAGCACAACAAAGAAGTAGGTGGTAGAGAACATTCTCAACACTTACTAGGAACAGCATCTGATATACAAGTAAAAGATACTGAACCAGAAGTTGTAGCTGAATACTTAGAGAATGAACATCCAAGTAGATATGGTATTGGTCAATATAAAACATTTACTCATGTAGATGTAAGACCATATAAGGCTAGATGGATTTCATAATTAAAACAAAAGGAACAGAATGGCAATAGTACCAGAATTCATAAGTGTATTAAGAAACATTAGAGATACTCTATATCCATCTATAGTAACAAAAGAAGCAACTGTTGTATCAGCAGAAGCTAATGTGGTAACTATAGAAGATAATGTAGAAGCAATACAAGAAGATGTTACAAGAAAGAATCAAGAACTTAAGGAAATTTCAGTTGTTACACCAGTAACTACTGTTCCAAATAAACCTAATGGAGACACTGGTGATGCTAATGTAATTTACAATGCAACTACTAATCAATTTACTTTTGATGTACCAGTAGGTCCTAAAGGTGAATCTATGAGAATAGATTATACAGTAGCAACAGCAAATGATTTACTAGCATTAACTGTAAACACTGGAGATATTGCATTTGTAGAAGATGAATCATCAAACTATGTAAAAGTAGCTACAGGAAACAATGCAGACTTAGTACTAGATTGGTCAGACCCAATTGCTATTACTCAAACTACGGACTTTGATGGATTAACAGATACTCCATCAGGAAAGACTGGAAGTGCTGGGAAGGTATTAACAGTAAATAATGCAGAGACAGAGATTGTATTTGCAGGAAGAAAAGAACTAGGAATTGTTGGATACAACTATGTAGAAAACAAGATATTTGATAAAGCAATCAATGAATCACCATTAATATCTAAAACAGTATTTGGTACTGCTAGAGAAGGATATGGTAACTTCTCAACATTAAGTGGTTCACCATCATTATCATCTGGATATATGACAATTATTAATGGTACTTCAGCAAGTGATGTAAATAACTTTACAAAAAGTAAATCATACATTGAAGCTAAGTTAAAATTTAATAGTTTAGTAGATGGAGCTACAATTGTAGATTGTGGTAACATGAAGCTATTTATTAGCTCAAATGGATATGTAGCAGTAACAGATGGAACTACTACAAATGAACTAACTGCATTAACACTAAACACAACAGATGATTATATGTTCTTTGCAACAGAGAAAGAACTAATTGCTATCAATCTAACAGCATCAGTAATGTACTCTAATTCAGTACTACTAACTATAACAGCAAGTACATCTGGACAAATTGATGTAGGTGGATTAGGACTAGAAGCATCTATATATGATGTAAATGTAGGAGACAGAACAAACTTCACACAAATTGATGGTTTATACTATGAGTTTGCCAAAGGATGGAGAAAGGAATCAATTGGTGGAGATTTACTAGTAGATGTAAATACGAATTCAATATATAATGATTTAGATATTCTATCTGGTGGAGATGCAACAGAAAATAAAATTAGATTTGACTTAGGTAAAGGTGGACAGTTCCAAGGTCAAAAGATAACACTAAGTTTCACTAGTACATCTAATGGTGTAGGTTCAAATACAATTACACTAGACTTTGTAACTGATAGAGGTTCATCTATTAATACAAACAGAGTAATTACTCAAAACTTAGGAACTATGCTATTAGACAATGGAGTTACAAAACAATACTCAGCAACTTATGATATTGATTTATTAACTGATACTTATATGGCAGAAGATTCACTAGACTATGTAGAGGTAACATTACCTTCATCTGTTGAGTTTAAGATTAATATAACAGAACCTAAAGTAGAACTAGGTGAACAAGTAACAGAATTTGTACCAACTTCAAGATTTAGTGACAACTACACTAAAGAAGAAATAGAATCATTTCCTATCACAATGACCAATAAAACACTAAATGATATTACTAACTTCATCGGTGCTAATCATATCCACTATAAAGTAAAAGCTACTGAAGATTTAGTCAAAGGTGATTTAGTAAAAGTAACTGGATATAATGCTGGTGAAGATGCAACTGAAGTAGCTAAAGTAACAGCAACTACAGATGTAGTATTTGGTATTGTAGAAAACGATATGTTAAATGAAACATTTGATAAGATAACACAAAATGGCACTGTTGATGGTTTAGATACTTCACTATATCCAGAAAACACAATTCTATACAGTAATGGAACTGGTGGGTTTACAGATGTACAACCAACTACTGGATACTATCAAGCATTAGCATTAGTATTAAAATCAAATGCAAATGTAGGTGCAGTATATTTTGTAGCATCAGAACCAGTAAGAAGTAATGGACAATTGCTAGAAGATTTGAGGACTAATACAGATTTTGTAAAATCTAATTGTATAGCTTGGGTTAGTTCAACAGATACAGGAACAATTGAAAGTAGCTATGGTGTTGCAAGCGTAACAAATGATGCAACTGGGGAATATACAATAAACTACATAGACCAAGTAAACACAACGAGCGTATCAGTAAATGGTAACTCAATAGTTTCAGATGGTTCAAGAAGACAAGTTGTAGCAACTGGACGAACATCTACATCGGTATCAATAATGATAAGAAATGGTTCGGGAACAGCAATTAACTCTTATTTCTCATTACAAATATTCGGAGGGCAATAAATGAAATATTTTTATAAAATAAATACAGATAAACAGGTTAGTCTAGGAAGTGGTTTCATTACTCCTGATGGATACACTGAATATATAAAAGGATATGAACCAAGAGAATTATTAGACTCATTGGAGATTAAAAAAATATCAGATAATACAAGTATAATTAGTGATAAAGTTCAAGAGTACTTAAATAATACAGCACAGTATCTTGGTTATGACGATATAAATTCAATAGCAAAATGGTGTGGATACACAAATTCAAGACAAGCTGAATGTGAAGCATTAGGTATGTTTGCAGGTAATTGTTGGGATATAGTAAAACAAGTTGAAGATGATGTATTATCTGGAAAGAGAACTATGCCAACAGCAGATACTGTAATATCAGAACTACCAGTATTCTAATATGAATTGCTGTACATTATATCCAGATGGTAATTGGAATAAATGTTGTTGTAGACATGATAGAAGATATGAAAACAAAAGATTAAATAGAAGTCAAGCAGATGAACTACTGTTTAGATGTGTACTAAAAAAATCTAACATCATTAATGCCACCATTATGTGGCTAGGTGTTAGAGCATTCGGTTGGTACTTCTACAAAAAGGCAGACAATGGCATGGTATGATATATTTGGAGGTTCAATAGCTAAATCAATTGAGAATATAGCTACTGAATTTATTGAGACTGATATGGAATCAGCAGAAGCAAAAGCATTGATGGTTAAGACATTAGACCCTAATGGATTAATGAGAAAGCAGATATCAAAAGATGTAACTTTAATGTACAAGATTTATCTCTTTACTTCTTTAACTTTGCTGATATTTCAGTTTTTTGGGATAGGTAACATTGAACAAATAAAAGATGTTACTAGCAAGCTTATAGAATTATTCTTACCGATAACTGGTATGTTTTCAATGATAGTAGGTGCTTCTTTTGGAGTTAATGCAATAAATACAATGAAAGGTAAGGATTGAGTGAAGATGAGTTAAAGAATGAACTAAGAGAAAAAGTAGCAGGACATGAAACTAGGTTTGTGTTAATAGCACAATCAATGGAACATCAATCAGAAGCACTCTCATCAGTAGCAACAAAAGTAGATAACATGATTGAAATGATTGCTAAACAGAATGTTTTAATGGAAAGACTACATAACCTAGAAGAAAATCTAAGAGAATCATTTGGTAGAGTACACAAGAAAATAACTGTACTGGAGGATAACCAGAATGGACAAGGTTGTTCTGCTTTGAAGGTTAATGCACAAGCTGATGCAGGAAGAGATGCTAGGATTAAGAAACTAGAGAACTCACTTACTTGGGTTGTGCGAATAGTAATAGGTTCTTTAATAACGGGACTTATGACTACACTGTTTATAATGGCTAGAACATAATGTTCTGGTCATACAAATAAAATACAAAGGAAAGAAATGAATTTAACAAGAGATACAAGAGGAATGGTAATACAATCATTTGCACCTAAGGGTGGTAAAACAATTACAGCAGGAGCTTATGTTCCAACAAGTAATGAAACAATCATTTTAGGTAATGTAACTGATATTACACTAGATAACATCATAGTATCATATCCAGCAGGAACAGTTGTAATTCTATTACAAGGTGTATCATATACATTTGGTACAGATACTCCAGTTCATTCAATGTAGGATAAAGGTATGTTATTAAATAACTTTGTTTCAAGTTTAGCTACTCCAAGTAATACTATGCCATTAATAGATTACAAGTGGAGTACAAACATTGATACACTAGGAAATAAATACATATTTGATTATGGTAAATCACATAGTAATGCAGACTTATACTTTGGTAGAGGAGCACACTTTAATGGTATAGACCAGAGTATTTCATTGAGCAATATAAATTTAGAAGATGGAAGTACATTTACATTTGTAGCTTCTTTTGAGTATACTGGAAACTATAGTGATTATCTAATATCTGGAAAATATAATGGGTTTCAAATAAGACCTGACGACAATGGTGAGCTTTACTTAAGTGTTTCTTATACAGAGCAAGGTTTAAGTACATATCTGTCAGGACTATTTGAAGCTGGAAAGTATTACACAATAACAGTTACTTGTTCTGATAGTGAAGTGAAAGTGTATATTAATGGAATGTTAGTAGAGACTTTTTCTGTAAAAGGTAATATAAAGTATTTGAGGGAGTTTGTCATAGGAAGCAGACAGGATAATACATACTACTATGAAGGAACAACTAATAACTTTATATTTATGCAAGATATACTAACAGCTACTCAAATTGAATATCAATATAAATACCCAGAGAAGTTCTTGTACAAAGAAGATGGTATACTTAAATCACAGATACTTACACAAGATGAGATAGATAATGTAGTAGCTTATTTACCTATGTGTGAGACTGATGGGTATGTAAGAGATATGGCTACTTATAGTGAAACAGAAATAGAAAAGTCTTTTATATCTATAGATAATGAAGATGAAATAGGCACTTTCAGTGCTACAGATACATCATTCAATGTAGAAATTACAACAGAAGGAAGTGCATCGTATAGACCGAGATGTAGATTTTCAATACCCACAACAGATGGTAGTAACGATATGTGGGTGTCATTCAATGTGAATGTACTAAGTGGAGAGTTAAGTATGTACCAGCTATATCTACTAGGTGGAAATAACGAACAAACCACAATATCAATTACATCTAGTGGGTTTTATAAATTAAAACTAAATTCTATAGAGAGCGGAAATGTAGAATTTGTTATATACGTTGATGGTACAAAATTAGTTAATGTGGAAATTACAGATATAAAATTAACCGCAGCTACAGGTACATACCAAATAGCAAACTATACAAACGCAGTTAGAGATAATGCAGTTAATCTAAGAAATGGTTTACAAACTTGTTTCTGGAAAAGAGATAGTTTAGGAGTATCATATGCAGGTAGTTTTGATAGACTAGAATGTGATGGTAATGGTTATGCAGATACTGGGTGGGTGCCTGATGCTAATAGTGACTTTCAAATTGAATTTAACTTTATAAATCAGCATAAAGCTGGATTGAATGTTTACAAAGGTATTGGTATTGAAGAAAATAACAATGCTGATATATATATTAGACAATTTTGTAGTGGGAATGGCTTATCTTTTAGATTTGGGGACAGCTCATTGCCAAATGTAGACCTTAATCCTAATACACACATAATTGTCGAGTACACACGTAGCCCACAGAATGTAAAGGTGTATAAAAATGGAATACTTATGTCTTCCACAAATGTGGTATTTGATGCTTCTGTTGGTACTGGTAGGACTTTCTGTCTTGGTGGTGTGCAGAGAGCGGTTGTTGAAAAACTTAACAATAATATTCAATCAATATTCAAAATCCACACAACACTACAAGACCCACTAGAACTATACAACAAAGCAGTAGCAAAAGGACTATTACAATGATATTCAATAATTTTTATATAAAAGCACCAGTAGGTATGCTAGAGATTCCAATAGAATTAACAGCATTTGATAAAGGAGATGGTACTTACTATACTATACCAGAATACCTAGCAACATATAACCATACAGTAGATAGATTTACTACTGATGGTACAATGTTCTTAAAGGGATTTGGTTTCACTATTAAAGTACTAGATGAATTAAGAGCTAAACTTGCAGACTATGGATTAACAGAAGATACTAACTTCTTCATTCTAAGTCAACCAGAAGCAGTAGAGGAACTAAGTAAACCAGAGTGGCAAGAAGTAAGTGCTATCTAGCTATTTCTATACAACAGAAGAGATTACTGTTTTAATAGACCAATACAACAGTGAGGTACAAGAAAGATTCTTAAAAATATAAGAGCAATGATAGTATGGATTTATATATCTGTACTATCTATAATATACATAACACTAGGAGATTACAATTGACAAAGAAAGAATTAGAACTAAGAGTAGCTGAACTAGAAGAACTAGTCACTAAAAACAGCATAGCAGAATGCAAAGTGTGCAAAGAAAGAAACAAACCATCTAAAAGAATTAGAGCATAACAACTAAACTATATGCAACACTTTCATAAATAATTATGCTACAAGACATATAAGTATAAATAGTATGACAATATGTCATATTTACTTATACAATATGTCATAAAAAATATATATAGAAAAAGGGGATAAAAGCTTTGCTTAAGGGGATTCTATATAAAAAATATATACAGATAGAGATTGTGAGAAAAATGGAGGGAGAAGGATTCCAAACCAGCTAAAGATTCTTACTTGCTCTGCTAACAATCCCCCCCCTACATCATATAGTAACTTCAATGAAGCTTCCTTTTTTATGGAGGGTAAACAGCTTAATGCAATTAGAACTATGTCAACAGGACATTAGGGAAGTAAAGAGGTTGAAAGGGAATCCCATATTCTTATCATATATTCCATATTTTATCTATCCATATACACTATCTTATGTACACGGGAAGTCTGCGACTTCTTCTTTTATGAGTAGAACAATACTTAGTCGAACTCAACGACTTAAACTAATCAGGGAACATAATCAAGAGCCTAGTGATTTAAACTAACAAGGTCGTCCAAGAGTGAGCGTTAGCTTGGGAAGTGAAGAAAACACTTAGAAAATTGAAAGGCAAGTATTGATGCCATTAAAGCAATAATATAGGCATGTAACCAATGCATTGCAATTAGCTATAATAGTAAGCTAAGCTCTTAATCATATCTATTAAAGCCAAAGCAAAAATGGCTTAAACTATAACCGACGGAAGTATAGACCACTCAATTGCAATAGAGTATAAGCTTTTGCAAACGAAGAGGTTTAATAAAGCATAAGCATCTATAAGCTGGGAATTGCTCCTGTAAGAACTTATAGAATGGGATATGTTGCTCTTCAGAAAAATCCATTGTATTGATGGTTGACTGATATGAAAAGAATATCAAGCTGTATACACACAGATAAAGTGTATTGGATTAACTGCTTAATGAGTTTAGCAGGTTAGGCATTGTGTCATAACTCAAACTACCAGAGAATGATAAGACTGGTTCAACAACAATTTATCCAGCATACAGTGAGTGAAAGTCTTTATAGAGACAAAAGTGATATGCTGTTTTTATAGACTAGAAAGTTAGAAGCTAATTGTTATAAATCGAAGAGTATAGACATACTAAAGCATTACATGTAGTGTGATTGTCTAGTAAACCTCTTCATCATCATTATCTTTGTATATGCACTATGCATAGAACATATTAAAGGATAAGAAATGACATACGAACAAGCAGAGAAGTTAGACCATTACAAAAGAAGACTAGAAGACATGTTAGAAACGAACATCTCTCTAGACTCAGAGTATCATTCGAAAGAAGAAATAGAAGTCGTAAAAGACATTATCAAAGAACTAAAAGGATAACTAATGTGGATTAGTTTTGAATTATGGCTAGAGAAACTAGCTGATGCATGGTTCTAGTCATGATATATATGTACTGTTTAACTAGTAAACATATATTCATGATAGACAAAGTCGATGTAATAGAGTGCATTATGAATAACAATATGAGCATACTTCCAATGGGAATGTTCATATCTTACTAAGGAACTAAAATGAGTAATAAGAACGGAATCAAAATCATAGACACTAAGCCAGAGTTTTCATCAGCAGAAATACTTAATATGTATTCATCTGATGTTCCAATGCAAACACAATTCATAACTGAAGGAGAATAAATGTATCAACAAGACTATAATGGGTATTCTATATATGTATGCAACGAAAATGGTATATCTTACTGGATTGTAACGGACGAAGTCGTGATGCAAATGAAAGTGAGAACCACTATATCACTATCAACATTATGCACAATGATTGATTTATATAACACTAAAGGAGAATAAATGTATACTGTAGACGAAAATGGAATAGTATTAACTGAATCAGAAGTTAAGCAAATAAGAAATAAGTAGACTATATGTCTACTATTTTCTCTCAACCTGCAAAAGAAGATGTAAAAGTTCACCTAAAGGATGAATACTATCATACTGCTAGAAATGAGTACATAGACATCTTAAAGTTTATTGGAGCAAAGGGTATACCTTTATCAGAAGAAGCTGTAGAAGCTCTTAAAATGAGTATTAAGACTCACTATTCAAATATACAAGGTTTCTAAATGATTAACATTGTAAACAAATCACAAGCTGAAGTTGAGAAGTTATTCTCTGATGAAAATTACAAACAAGAAATAAGTATTCAATTAGCTCAATTCCTTGACTGTATTGAAGATGAACACTATGAACTGCTACAAAACATTACTAAAGAATCAATGGATAAAACAGAGTTGCTAATGTTAGAAATCATTGCATTGATTGGTAATGAGAATAATGGTAATAGAATGTCAGACAGTGTTAAAGGTGTAAGAGAGTTTGATGTAAACCAATTAGTGCTTGGTATAGGACATCAACTACATACTGAAGTACCAAAATGCTATACTACTGCTATGGATATAGTAGCTGAATTTGATACTATCTTTTGGGACCTAACTCAACAGAATGTATTAAGTGAAGAAGGTCACTGGTACACGAGAACTACAGCTGTTGTTAGCTTAACTATAGGTGCTGGTGCATCTAAACTACAAGAGTTTAGTAGGTTTAGACTACCATTAATAGAGAAACCTATTGATTGGGTAGAAGGTGAACTACAAGGTGGTTATCACTTAGATACAAAGAAATGTACTCTAAACAAAGGTGAAGCAAAACAACCTCAACAGTGTTTAGATATACTGAATAAGTTACAATCTCAACAATTCACTATTAGACAATATGACTTAATGGAACAATATACATTTACATTAGAGCAAATACAATCTAAGAACTGGAAAGCTAGTGAATCAGAACATATTGAATCAGCTAGAATCAAGTTACAAACTGCACAAGAAACATATGAAACAATGGAAGGTGAAGAGTTTTATCTAGCTAATAAATATGACTTCAGAGGAAGAACATATACTGTAGGTTATGATATTAACATTCAAGGCGATAAGTATCAGAAAGCACTTATTAAGCCAGTATTCATAAAAGGAGTACATTATGACACAAGAAGAACTTAAAGAATCATTTGAAACATGGTGGATTGAAGAAGGGAAAGAAGAAGCTGATAGAACTGGTGGTCAGACAACCGACTTACATAAGATTAAGTCAGTATTCTTAACAGCTTGGTTAAATGGTGCTTATATAGCTAAAACACACAATGCATAAGGATTAAAATGGAATCATTAAGACTAACAGACAGAGGATTATATTGGCTAAAGGTAAATATCTGTTCAGAGTATGGACTAGATAAACTTACATTCGATAAACAGGTCGAATGGGTTAGTAAAAACAGTAGTGCCTTAGAAACATTAGAATCAGAAGCTGATAACACATTTGCTTATCGAAATGCAGTAGCAGAACTTCGTAACTATGAACAAGGTAAAGAAACACATTACATAATGCCACTAGACTGTTCCAATCAGGCATTACAATTATATGGTGTACTAAGTGGTGATAAACAAACAGCATCTCTAGGTAGCTTAGGTACTGGAGAAATACGAGTTGATGCTTACCAAATGTTAGCAGACTACTTAAACAAGAAGTTTAATCATACTATCTTTACAAGAAATGTATGTAAAAAACCATTAATGGTAACACTATATGGAAGTACTCAAGGTGGTAATCAATTACTAAATAACTTACATATGGATGAAGTAATGTTAGCTGATAAACTAGGTGTAACATATGAAGAAGACTTTATTCAAAGAGCATTTGAAGAAGCAATGGAAGCTATTGCTCCATATTGTATGAGAGTAATGGACAAAATACAGTTACTGAATGATAAAGACATTGGAACTTACCAATGGACTTTACCTGATGGTTTTAAAGTGAAGTATGATGTTAAGACTAACCTAGACATGAACTTACAAGCTAGGAGTAGAAGTGGCAAGAACTTCAGTGTAACTCTAACAAGTGAAGTATATCAAGCTAGTGAATACAACAGAGGTATGGCTCCTAATGTAATTCACAGTGTTGATGGATATGTGCTAAGAGAAATAGTAAGAGGTATGGGTAACTCATTCATAACTACTATACATGACTCATATAGTGTTCATCCTAATGAGGTAGACAAACTAAGAGAAGTGTACTCTGCTGTTTTGTGTAATATATTGGACAGTAACCTACTTGAAAATATAATGACACAAATTGCTGGGCAATTTAAAGGTTTCATTAAGCAAGATACACTTACAAAAGAAGACATCAAGAACTCAACTTACTCATTGGCTTAATAGCCAGTGTGTATTTTTTTTAGAGCCTAGAAAGAAACTTCGTTTCCTTTTTTATTTTTATGTTTTTCATCTACCCGATGAAAGCAAACTTCTCCCCGAAGTTTGGGAATCATTAGTCTATTTATGTTACGGTATTCAGCAAAGCTGAATCCATTTCTAATGAATAAAAAGAATAGCAGGAGCTATCAATCAATTCGAGTTGAGCTTAAGAGCTTTGGAATATAGAGATTATGAACACAAAACAAGGAAATTATAATGGCAACATATACAAACACAAACACAACTAAAACTTATGCAACAGACGAAGCAGGAATGTTAGCAGATGCTAAACAATATGCAAAAAGAGACTTCTCAGTAGTATTATCTACATTAGAAAGACTAGGTCAAAAGATTGACAAAGAATTAGTAGCAGAAGCATTAATTCAAGTTAAACTTGAACAAATTAAAGAAGCAAGACTAAATCGTACTTCATACTTCGATTAGGAGTATGACTATGAGATTAGATTTAACATTTGAAGAAAAGCATAAAACTTTTAATAATGGTGAAGTATTAATAGAAAGAAAAATGGGAACAATCATATTCCAATTAGGAAATAAATACTACACAACAAGTAAACGAAGAAAAGGAACTTATTCATTGAAATCATCATGGTTAGTTCATAAAAACAGTGGTTTATTATATAAACTATACTAAGTAATTAGTAGAAAAGTAAATGTACTATAATGAAAAAATATACAGTAGAATTAACAAAAGAACAACTTAAGCAATTAGGGATTGAAGTAGAAACAGAGTTTAAATATCCATTATTTAAAAGATGGAAAATAAGTGGTCAGATTTGTAAATTCACAGACATCAGAAAGGCAGAGACAGTATGGGAAGGAATGAGTTTGCATAAAGTAGGAACCACTAGGGATAATTTTACACCACATACAGATGCTATGTGGGAAGATGTAGCTTATGATGTTGAAAGAGACTTATGGGATGGGCAACCAGTAGAGTGTCTCACTTGTGACCATACACATGAAAGAGACATTAGATTTTATGATGTTTTAAACAGATGCACTTTCATGTATGATGGTAGAAGAGATGGGATGTTTTTTGATAACTACAAAGCACTCCAATCAGATAGATATGATGAGTGGATTATAAAAGCACATAAGACATTGGAGAGACAGTTATAACTAGTGAGGGTAACAGCATACTCCAAGTACTTCCTAGGAATATATCAGTTATTAAATGGGAGACACAACAGTGTAGAAATGAAGTAATTAGTGGTTTTAAAAGACTATATAGAACTAATGATATAACTATTATAAAGGTGTAGCAATGATAAGTAAAGAATTATTAAGTGAGATTTTGGATAGAGAAGTGATTAATGTTGTGGGTATTACTCAAATAGACAGTAGAGGAGTAGTAAGTTCTAAAGCTGTAAAGTTTGAAACAAGGAAAGATATATACAGAAGCATAAACATCTACGAACTTGCACATAAATGTAAAGAATGGGCTTATAATGAACACGGTGAAATTCTGACATCTTTTAAATACAAGGGTGAATGGATTGTTGAGGATGAACGTTATAGATATAGAGCAGACACAGAACCAGAAGCAATATTTAAAGCTTGTGAATGGATATTAAAGGAGATGAAATGATACATGAATGCAATCCAGTATTTAAAGAAATGAAACCTAAGGAAGAAATGATTGAATATGGAATTCAAGTATCTTCCAGAGGTAGATATGCAATCAAAAAGAACAACTTAGTATTAGGTGTTTATTCATCTAAAGCAGAAGCTATTTCTACAATAGATAGTTTAATAGGAGATTAAAATGAAATTTAAAGTAGGACAAATATGGAAAGACAGAGCTGGATATGAATACACAATAAAGAGCATAGATGAAGATAAAAGATTTCCATTAGAAACAGAAGGCGGTTTTCTATACTCAAAAGATGGAAAATGGTGGGATAATGAAGAAGAGAACGAGCTTGACTTAATAGAGCTTTTTAGAGATGCTGAAGAGTTAAATCTAAGCAATCCATCAAGTGAAGATACTTCAGAGCTTGTAGATACTTCAAATGGACTCTCAGCATCATACTATGTATTACCAATAGGTGCAACACAGATTCAAGACTTAATTGAACACAAAGAAATGAACTTTAGTCAAGGAAATATACTTAAAGCTATTTATAGATTAGGTAGTAAAAGTAATATAGATGCTAAATATGATTTAGAAAAGATTGTATATTTTGCAGAAAGAGAATTAAAAAGGATTCAGAAATGAAAGTAAAAGTAAATAAAGATTTAAAAAGAAAGCTACAGATGATTAATGTTTGGAAACGGTTCAAAAAGAATATGATAGAACAAGAACAAAGACATAGTCCTAGTTCAGTAATTAGTGCATTTATTCATAAAGATACAAGAGAAGGCATTCGTTTTTGGAATATGGTGGCAAAAGAAATAGATAGACTTGAATAGTCTATCCTGAAAAAGATAGTTGATGGATGAAATAAATGAATTAATGGAAAGACAAAATAGCTTTGAAGATAGTTTGACTTCACAGGAATATAATATCATTCAGCTATTTGACTTTAAAAATAATCTAAGTTGTAAGATAAGTGGATGGAATCTATTAGCTTTAACTAAAGGCGGATACTCTGTTAAGATAATGGTAGGGTATAACCAACACAAGAAACCTATATTCACAAGTAGTGTATCACTAACTAATTGGGATAAGGTAATAAAGTTTAAAGATAATATAGAAGAAATTAAAAACAAAGCTGTTTTATCTAAGGGTATATCTTCTAGTACAGAATTGGATAATCTCCTATAATAGGGAGTTTGTCTTCGGGTACCGAAGTAGCTACCGAGTAGGATACTTATAGTAGTGTCATTGTAAAATAGTAAAATCGTATAAATAGATTAAATAGATAAAGGGAAAATCAAATGAAAATATATAGAGATTTAGAGAATGAACCAGTGCAAAAAACAGAACATACCAATGTAGTAGAGCTAATGGGTAGCGACAATGCAATTAAGATTTATGAGATTATTGCTGAAAATGAAATGTGGGGATATTAAAATGATTGAACTAATTAAAAATGCATACAACAACAATTTGAATAAAAGTATTTTACACGAGTTGTTAAAAATGATGGCAATAAACTTATCGGTTTTTACAGTAATAGTATCATTAATTCTATTCCTTGCTTGGGAACCAGTGGATATTTTGCTTGTAATTAGGTACATCATCGTATATTTACTATTCTTATGTATACCAATAATATTAGAGTATATGAAACAAAAAAAGGAAAATTAATGGAGTTTACATACACACAAGCAAAAGAGATTATTAAAGAGTTAGGTAAATTTAAAGTATCTCCTTATGACCATTATGGATTAACTATCATTGAGATAGATGATGGAAGTGAATATGCAATAGGAGATGAATCAGAAGCAGATGATGCTTTGGATGAATATCTAGAAGGGTACCTTGAAGAATTAATCTATCCAGAATTACCAGAAAATATGATTAATTACTTTGACGATGAAGCTTGGAAAAGAGATGCAAGATATGATGGAAGAGGTTGCAGCTTATCTTCATATGATGGAAATGAATTAGACATTGCAGACTTAGTAGCGTTTAGGATTAATTAAATGACTAGATTAGAATTAGTAACAAATGAACTAAATAGAATGAATGTATTTGGAAATCATACTAATAAAACAGCAGATAAAATGTCAAAGATACTAGGAGAGGATATCCCTTTTCCAATGTCATTGACTATTGCTAATTATACTATGGCTACATTCACAGGTCACTTCCATTTAAAGATTAAACTAGCAGAGGATAATCTTATCCCTTGTAATGTCATAGCTTTCGTTCTAGCCAAGAGTGGAGCAAAGAAGACATCTAGTATGCTTAAGCTAGAAAAGGCTCTTAAAGGTGGTTATGATGTAATTAATGAATACAGATGGGATAAAGCTAAAAGACTAGCAGAAGATACAGATACAGATGTAACTCCACCATCTCCATTAAGTAATGCAATTGCAACAGAAGCAGGAATGATTCAGAGATTGAATGACTTTGCTAAAGAAGGAGTAGGACTACCTAGTTTATATGTAGATGAAATATCAACAGAACTAGCAAGTAATCCAGATATGATACCTAACATTAAATTAGTTTCACAACTGTTTGATGTAGGAGATATGAAGTCTAAACCATTAAAAGATAGACAAGCACAATCAGATGAAGTACATGGTATGGGAATGAGTGCATTGTTTATTGGAAGCGAACATGGTATACTAGAAGATGAATTAGTATTGAAGAAATTTGAAACAGAGTTTATTAGTAAACTAGCAAGAAGAAGTTTCTTTGTATATCCAGACTTCAAGCAAGAGGAAAAAACAGTAGAGACTATAGATGATTTACTGCAAGAGATTACTATTGAAGAAGAAGTTGCACAAGAACTATTAACAGATGTATCTATACAGAGCACATACATAGCTCGTAAAGCCATTCAAACTGATTATATGAATATTGATATAGATGAAGAAGCAAATCGCTTATACAAGCTCTATAAGGTTTATTGTGAAGAACTAGCTAAAGAGGTAACAGATAATGAAGCAGTACAGCTAGAATTAACTCATAGACATTGGAAAGCATTTAAGCTTGCAGGAGTCTATGCTGTTTTTAATGGTAATGAAAGTGTAACTATTCAAGATTTAAAAGAAGCTATTTATGTAGCAGAATTAAATAAAGAACACTTGAAGAAATTTACTTATATGGCTAATAGACAAAAGTATGAGATTCTACTAGACCATTACATTAATGGTGGTAAGACTTTATCAGCACATGAAATGGTTAAGAAGAAATGGATACAAAAAACAGGAGCTCCTTTAAAGACTATAGTAGAATTAGCTAATTCAAAATTAGGTAATACAGGTATGTTAGAAATAACAGAAGATAATACAGTAGTGTTTAAGAACTTTCAAAAAACAGAAGGTTTAGGTGCATCTTACATTATGGTAAGTGGAGCTAAAGAAGAAAGAGCAATGAGAACAGCTAGTGGATATACATATAAGAAATCATCTTTTGAGAAGATTGGAAACTTGTTATGTAATGATACAGCTTATTGTCCTTTTGAATTCAAAGGAGGAATTCGTGGAAAAGATTATATTGTATCTGGTGCCGATTTCATCGTACTTGATGTTGATGATGATGGGATTACAGATAATGAAGCATCAGACATGTTGTGTGATTTTAACCACATTATTGCTAGGACTAGCTCTAACAGTCCTTACAAGTTTAGAGTTATACTACCTACTGACATTACAGTAGATATAGAAAATGATAAGTGGAAACCATTTATGAAGAAGGTATCAGAATATTTAGGAATTGAAATTGATTTACTTCCTAAAGCACAGATATATTATGGATATAAAGGTAGAGAACTTATTGTAAATGAAGGTATTGATTTACCAGCTTCAGAGCTAGTGAAGAATATAGAGTTACCAGAAAAGAAAGCTAAACCATTAACTAGAAAAGGTGTATCAGAAGTATTAGATAATCCATTCGAAACATTTAAATATGCATATGAGATTGAATCTGGAAAAGGACTACATAATAGTCTTTGGAGAGTAACAGTACATGCTTATGATATTGGTTTAACTTACGATGAAACTGTCACAGTTTTAAATGATATATTAGAGTACATAGATGATGAACCTAGAACAGGATATATGGATAGTTTATATAAAAGAATGAGAAGTTATAATGGATGGGAATAACTGTTCAATATGTACTACTCAATACGATTTAGAAGAACAAAGTATAAATGGTAAGATTTGGTACAGATGTAAAATATGTACTAAACTAGGAAGAATGTTACCAATAGGTAATAGATAAATGGAATGGATAAATGAAACAAATATTAAAGACTTTAGTTCTTACGTTGGGTTTATATATAGAATCAATTATACCGATGGTACAGTGTACTTCGGTAAAAAGAACTTCACAATACAAAGAACATTACCACCTCTTAAAGGGTATAAAAGAAAAAGGAAGATTCTAAAAGAATCTAACTGGAAAAAATATGAAGGTTCTTCTGATTGGGGTAAATATAAAGTAGTACAAAGTAAAACTATACTAAAAGTATTTAAGACTAAAGGAGGATTAACTTATGGAGAAGTGGAGTTGTTGGTTAGGGAAAGAGTTCTATTCAGGCTTGATTGTCTTAATTTTAATATATCTGGTAGATTTTATAAAAGAAACATTGAAACAAAAGAAGTGATATGGAAAAAATATTCAGATACGAGAATGGAAAACTGTACAGGATTTCGACAAATAAGGAAGTAGGGACAACAGTACATGGATATAGGAGAGTAAAAGTAAATTATAAAACTTATGCAGTTCACAGAATTATATGGGAACTACATTATGGAGAAATTCCGAACAAGATGCAAATCGACCATATAGACCATGATAGGTTAAATAACAAACTATCGAACTTACGATTAGTAGAACAAAAAGATAATTTATTGAATAAGAGTTTATACAAGACATCTTCATCAGGAATAAGTGGAATAAACTTTGTTAAAAATCTAAAAAAGTGGAAAGTGATAATGCAAAAAGATAAGAAAAGAATATATCTTGGAGTGTTTGAAGATTTTGAAGAAGCAATAGAAGTTAGGAAAAATTTTATCAAGAAAGGTGAGTTTCATGAAAATCATGGAAATTAACAATAATATCTCTGGTAAATTTTATCCTGCAAATGTCGAAAGAAGGAAAATAAAATGGAGAACTTAACTGAAACAAGTTTAGAAGAATTGTATGATTATGTAAAACTTAGAAATAAGTGGAATAAGAAAACAATGAAATTAACAATGTTTGATATTAATATGTTAATTCAACATATAGAGGATTTAGAAAATGATTGATGATGGAGATATATTACCACTAAGTAATTGTTGTAATGCATTAATATATTGGGAAACTGATATATGTTCAGATTGTAAAGAACATTGTATCTCTAATTGGGATAAATTAGAAGAACAATATGAATGGCAACAAGAAGTAATAAGGGATTTAGAAAATGACTAAATATAAAGTACACTTTTACAATGCAATATTTACATATGTTATTCATGCTCCTAATATAGATATAGCATTAGATAGAGCTAATGAAAAATATGACAATGTAAGTCATGTGGAGGAAGTATGACATGTAATCTAGTAATTGATGCAGATAGTATATTGTACACTAGTTGTTACAGAAATCAAGATATAGATAAACAACATTGGTTTGCAGAACTAGCTTATAAAGACTTCTGTAGTACAGTAAGTAATATAGAGAGTGCTGTTTATAAACAATATGATTTGCAGAAAACAGATAAGCTAATTACAGAATTAGTATTTAGTCCAAAGAAGACATTTCGTAATGAGTTATCAGAATCATATAAGAGCAACAGGAAGCCTACTTTAATTGTAGGTATACCAGAACTCAAACAAATGGTTTCTATTCGTCTAGGGTACACAGAAGTTGTTAATATGGAAGCTGATGATATTGTAATTACTAGAGCTTATGAAAAAGAGAATGTAGTTATTGCTTGTATAGATAAAGATATATTTACACATAGTCCAGTACCTTGTTTTAATTATAAGAAATGGGAATGGACTGATGGATTAGATGAAGAAACAATAAATACTAATTATTGGATTCAAGCTCTAATGGGTGATAGTACAGATGGAATTAAAGGTGCTAAAGGAGTAGGAGCTAAAACAGCAGAGAAGATTGTATATAGTCTAGATGGATTTGACTATAATAAATATGTAGCATATTTTGATTCAGAAGGCGATGCTGTTTTATCTATGAGATTAGTTAGACTAGACCAATATAGTTCAGACAATGGACTAGAATTATGGAACGATTATTAAAAGGAAACAAATGTCAAAACCCGTAGTATTAATTTGTGGAGAATCTGGAACAGGTAAAAGTTCAATGTTTGAAACATTACCACCAGAAAGAACACTAATTTTAAACACAGAATTAAAACCATTACCAATGAGGAACTTTAATCAGTTCAAGAATGTAATGGCAGATACATACAAGAAACTAGATAGTGCAATTAGTCAGTTACAGAAAACAGACAAGTACGATTATGTAGTACTAGATAGCTTTACATCTTTAACAGAGATTGTAAACAAATATGCTAGTACTGCATTTAATGGTTTTGAAGTATGGGCACAATATAATCAAATGATTGTTGATACAATTTGGAAGCTTAAGAAGCTACCACAACAAACATTTATTATTGCACTACCAGAACAGAAAGCAATGGAATTTGGTGAAACAAAAGCATATGCTAGAGTAAAAGGTAAAGAGTTAAAATATGGTTATCTTGAAAAAGAAGTAGCAGTAGTACTATTCACTAAACCAGTATATGATGATGATACTGGAGAAATGGAAGATGTAAATATGTTTTACAAAGCAAATAAAGCAAATACAGCAAAGAGTCCAAGAGGAATGTTTGATGGTGAAGTTAAGAATGATGCTTTATTTATTGCAGAGAAGATAAATGAGTACTATAACTAAAAAACAGGTACAGGAACAATTACTTAGATATTTTGAAGGTGATAAGTCACGATTAAAGAAATTAGCTAAGAGTTGTAATGAGTTGGGATTTCCTATAGGTGAAAATATATCAGCTATACAGAAACATCCAGGGCACTTCAGTCTATTGATAAGCTATTCAGATTTAGGAATATTATCAAAATTAACAGATAGTCTAGAAGTTTTAAAACAAAAGGAAAAATAACATGGAATTGATTTTCAATTTACAAGAAGTAGAAGAAGCAGTAGAAGCAACAGAAGGTGGTTCATTTGGACTAATTGATACAGGAGTATACAAGAACAGTACAATTGTTCGTGCAGTATTAGGTAAAACTAAAAAAGGTAATAACAAATTAGATGTTACTGTTCGTACAGAAGATGGACATGAACTTACAATCTATCAAGCATTTGTAATTGATACTAAGTGGGCTAGTGGAGCAGATAATAAGTATGGATATGGAGCTTGGTTACGATTTGCTAAAGTAACTGGCATTAAATCATTAGCTACATTCCAAGATTCAATTATGAAAGATGATGGAACTCCAGCCAAGAAAAAAGATGGTACTCCATTAGTATTGACTTGTCTTAAAGATTGTCATGGAGCTAAAGCAGATGTAGCTATTCAGAAAGTATTTGGATACTATAACAATGAAGTAACTGAAAAGAATGAAATCTATGATGTATATGCTGTTGGTTCAGAAAAGTCAGATAAAGTAGCACTTCGTTTAAAAGACAAAGAAGATAAAGATTTTAAAGCTTATAAAGCTAGTGGTGGTTCAACTGAACAAGCATCAACTGAAGAAGAAGAGGAGTTAATTTAATGAACAATACAGAAGTAGATAACAGACAAGTACAAGTAGATAGAGGATTAGCAATGGTTCGTCTTTTAAACAATGATGATTTTAAATTAGTATTTGAAAAACATTACTTAGAGGACTGGGCTTTAACACAAGTACATAATGTAAGTGTATACGAGAACTCTTCAAGAGGTCCAGTAATGGAACAGATGTTAGCACGAAGTATCTTTAGTGTATTTTGTTCAGATGTAGTAGCAGAAGGAAACATTGCTAAAGATGATTTAAATTCAGAAGCTGAAGCAGTAGAAGTAGTAGAGGACTAAGTCCTTTGCTATGCTATTTAAAAGAAGAGTTTAGACCTAAGAGAGTTATGGCTAAGAATAAGTTTACTCACTTAGATGTAGACTTTTACATTCTTAAAAAGAATTACTTAGGAAAACCAACGAAGATATTCATTGCTTATAGAATGAATGATTGGGCAGTTGTCACAGTAGGTGATTCACATGATAAAATAAAACAAGTAATAAAGGATAAATATGAATGCATTAGATGAACTAGCAAGATTTCAAACAGATAGAGGATTACACTTAAAAGAATTTAATTTGAAAGCATCAACAATAAATATGCTGGAAGAAATTGCAGAACTACATGGTGATGAAGATAGTTACGAGCAAACAGACCGAGAATTTGCAGAAGAAATATTTGAAGGATATTTTGATGAAGATGATACAGAAACAACAATAGAAGAAAAAGTAGATGCTTTAGCAGACATTACTGTTTTTGCCTTAGGAGACATAATGAAGCTAGGTTATGACCCAGAGAAAGTACTACTTGAAGTAAGTAAAGAAATTAATAGTAGAGTAGGTACTTTTATAGATGGTAAATTTATGAAAGATAAATCAGAAGAAGCAATGAAGAATTGGTATAAAGCTGATTTTACAAATTGTAAACTATAAGGAAACAAATGGAAGTAAATTTAGATGAATTAGTTAAAGACTTAGAGTCAGGAATGAGTGTTAGAGCTATAGCAAGAAAAAACAGTATGGCTGAATCAACATTGAGATATAGACTAGCTAAAGCAGGTCTAGCTAAAGATAGTAGATTTAAAGGAGAACCAGAAAAGATAGTAACTGGAACTTCAACACTAACAGATGAAGCTGGGAATGTTAAATTAACATGGACTAAAACAAAAATAAAAGATACTGATAACTTAGAATCATTTAAACAAGCTGTAACAGACTTTTTAGCTGAAGGTAATATAGTAGGTAAAAATACAATTAAGAAGCCTTTAACAGCAGATGATGATACTCTAAGTGTATATACTATTGGAGATGCTCATGTAGGTATGTTAGCTTGGGACAAAGAAACTGGTGCAGATAATGATTTACAAACTGTACAAGAAGATTTACTAGGAGCTATGGACTTATTAGTAGAGCAATCACATCCTAGTTATGAAGCTTTTATAATTGATGTAGGAGATTGGTTCCATTCAGATAATGCTAACAACAGAACAGCTAATGCAGGTAATGCTTTAGATGTAGATGGTAGATATCCAAAAGTACTACAAGTAGGACTAGAGTTAGTAGTTAAGCTAATTGATAAAGCATTAACTAAACATGCTGTTGTTCGTTGGAGAAGTGCTATAGGTAATCATAATGAGCATTCAGCAATTATGATGACAGCATTCATTAAAGCATGGTATAGAAATGAAGAGAGAGTAATTGTAATGGATACTCCTAATATGTTTATGTATCATAAATTTGGCACTAACTTAATAGGAGTTACACATGGTCATACAGTTAAAGCAGAGAAGCTTGGTGAGATTATGTCAGTGGATTGTAAAGACTTATGGTCAGACACAAACAACCGTTACTGGTATACAGGTCACATTCATCACCAATCAGTCAAAGAGTTTTCAAATTGTGTTGTGGAAACTTTCAGGACTCTTGCAGGTAAAGATGCTTGGCATTCAGCTTCAGGGTATCGTTCAGGACAAGATATGAAATGTATTACATTACATAAAGACTATGGTGAGATTAGTAGGAATACAGTATCACTAGCAATGGTAAGAGGAAAATAGCAATGAATAAAATTAAAATACTACTAAAAGATGATGAAATAATAGAATATGAATTAATAGAAGAATTAAGCTATGGAGCAAAAGTGAAAGTTGATAATAAAATTTCTTTAATAACATGGAATGAAATAAGAGTAATAACTTATGGATAAGAAGAGTCTATATAATCCACAAGGATGTGACAGTTTAGAAGAGACACTTATCGGAGGTAATCCATCAGGACTACTAAACTTTAATAAGACTAGATATGAATGGGCAGGTAAATTATACAAGTCTATGAGAGATTGTTTCTGGACTCCAGAATCAGTTAATACATCTAGTGAATCAAAGAATTACAGTAAACTAGAAGATGAAGAAAGATTTGCTTATGATAGAGTATTTGCTCAGTTATCATTCTTAGACAGTCTAATTGCAGATAGTCTAGCAGATAACCTTAATGGGTATATTACTAACAAAGTAGTTAATGCTTGTATTATTGAACAGTCAGCTCAAGAAGTACTACATAGTAAAAGCTATGCTGTTTTACTTGCTGATACAGTAGAAAACTCAGATGAAGTATTTGAGTTGTATAAACAAGACTTAGCTTTGAATGCAAAGAATGTAGAAGTACATAAGATGTTTAATGATATTACACAAGGTGAAGTAACTCCAGAGAAAATTTATTATGCTTTAATTGCTAATCAACTATTAGAGGGTATCTTCTTTCAAACTGGTTTTGCAACTATATATTATTTAGGCAATACAATGGTAGCATCAGCAGACATGATTAAAGAAATACATTAACAACAACTTAGATGTAAAAGTTGTTACAGTGCTTCATAGGAGTAATCCTATGTCGAAACTACCCTAAAACGGGAAACTCTCAGAAAAGAGACAATCCGTTACTAAAATAACTTATAAGATTATGGTAAAATTCAGATTAATATGATATAATTATATAAAGAAAGGATTAATATGAAAATTTGTAAAGAATGCAATTCAGAGAAAGCATTGGAAGACTTTCCAAAGCAAAAACAAAACAGTGATGGTAGGCTTGGGATATGCAAAGAATGCAGAAACAAAAGAACAAGAATAGCATCATTAAAAAGCTACCATAAGAATAGAGAAAAAAGACTGGAAGCAAATAGAGAAAGAAAACTATTAGAGCCAGAAAAAAGAAAAGAGTATGATAAAAGATATAGAGAAAAACACAAACAAGAGATAATAGACCAGAAGACTAGATATAACTGTAGAACAATATATAAATGTACTATAGGAGAATATCAAGAGCGAATGGATACATCGAATGCTTGTGAGATATGTGGAAAAGAAAACGATTTATGCTATGACCACAATCATGAAACACTAGAGTTTAGAGGTGTGTTATGTAAAGGTTGCAACAGAAGCATAGGACAACTTGGAGACACAAAAGAATCTATAGAAAGAGTTTTAAAATACTTTAATAAGTTATAAATGTCCAACGACTATCCCTGAAATGGGAGTACACTCAAGTGAGTGGAAACGGGTAGAGTCCTAATGAAATTAGGATTTTGATATAGTCTACTCTGCATGGTGATATGCAGAAGTTCATAAGAGAACTGGTAGTGATTAACGACCACTATTGAATGTAAAGGAAAGACGAATTGCATCACTTGGTACTATTTGAGAACATCATTAAAGAGTTTCAAAAAGAAAATCCAGACTTACCTTGGTTTATGATTAGAGCTAAGACTAATGCATTATTCGATAAAGCATATGAATTGGAATCTAGTTGGATGCAATATATATTAGGATTTAAGTTCTCTAAAGAAGTAACTGATGCAACAGTAGCTTACTTTATTAAGAAGAGACAACAAGCAGTTAACATGTATGATGAACATGAAGACAAATATGGTTTTGGATACAGAACACCATTAGTAAATGCTCTATTAAAAAGAGAATCAGCTAATGAAACAAGAACAAACTTCTTTGAAGGCAAAGTATCTAATTATTCTAAACAAGAATTATCATGGGATGAACTGACTGGATTTGAAGGAATTAACTTTGAAGAAGCAATTGTAACTAAACAATTATCTTTTGAAGAAGCAGTAAAGGAAAAATAATGAAAGTAGAATTACTACACAATACTCCATTAGAAATAGCAGACTTAGCTATATCTAAATGTTGGGATAAGAAATCAACTGATGGAATAAACAGAGAAAGAATGCAAAGAGTAGGTGTAAAGTTTAAACATGCATCTACACTAGAACATGTATACTATAACTTTGATATAGATGGAATAAGTAGAGCTTGTCTACAAGAATTAGCTAGACATAGAATGAGTTCATTTTCAGTTAAGTCCAGTAGATATACTCTAAAAGAGTTAAAAGATGCACCTTGTATGTGGTATGATGCACCAAAGGATTGTGACTGGGAGACTGGAAAAAGATTTCTAGTAATGACAGGTGAAAATTTTATTGATAGCCATAACATATTCACATTAGGTTCAATACAAAACAGACTACTACAAGGATTATCTAATGATGTAGTTAAATATCAGCTTCCAGAAGCCTACAAGACATCTTTAGTATGGACTATCAACATTAGGTCTCTTCGTAACTTCTTAGCTCTAAGAAGCTCTAAGAGTGCACTATGGGAGATTAGAGAATTAGCACAAAATATATATAATGAATTACCAGTAGAACATTTATTTTTATTCGAGGATATTATGAATGAAAATGAGTAAAATTAGAACATTATATTTTGATGCTACAGGAATGTATTCATCTGATTCAGATATAATGAATTGGTATATACACAAACAGTAAGGGTAGAACCTACTGTTTTTCGTTGAGCTTATATGAAGTAAGAAACGATTATAAGTTCAGCAAAAAATATAAGGAGAATAAAATGAAATATATAAATGGAAATGCATATTGGGTAAAAGTAAATGGAGAATCATGGTTAGCATATTACTTAAATGAAGACTTTTGGATTACGGAAGATAGGTTTATTGAAGAAAACAATGAAGATGTAGAAGAAATAATTCATATTAAATTTCCAGATGGATGGAAAAAGGAGGTATATTAATGAGAGTAACAATAGAAATGACACAGCATAAACTAGATAATATCATAACAGTAGTTGATATGGAACAGTATGTGAAAGAAGGATTCAAATATCTATATATTAGAAAAAAAGAATATACAGATTTAGAAAAATTATAAGGAAAGCAATGAGTGATATAGTAGTAGCTGATACACAGCAAGAAAAAGAAGAATTAGAATTAATAAGAACTAGATTCGGAGTAGAACCAGAAAGATTCCAAAAAGCAATTAGCTTTGCACAATTAATAGTAGAAGGAGTTAGTAGAAAGAGAGCTTATGAAGAAGCATATCAAGCTACTAAAGACCAAGCTATTAGTAGAGCTAGTTCTACATTTAGAGCTAAGTATGTTCAAGAATTAGTTAGATATTTCAGACCCAATGATGATACATTATATATAGGTGAAATAAAGACTATTATACAAAGAGGTATGGAAATAGTGAGAGATAGAAGAAGTAGTCCTAGAGAGGTTACAGAAGCTATGAAAGCACTACAACCATATATTAAACAACAAGTAGATGCTAAACTACAAGTAGAACATACACATGAAGTTAAACCAGCAGATGCCGTAATGGTTAAGATGCAGAAACAAATAGAACAACTTACAAGTAATGGTAAAATGGTTAGTCAAGATGGTGAAATAATTGATGTAGAAGAGGTAATGTAATGAGACAAAGTTATAAGGATAAAATATGTCCAAGATGCAGAAGAAAAGATGCTGAAAATGGATTAGCAGGACATATAAGATGTAAATCATGCAGAACTGTATGGGTTGAGGACTAAATGGTAGACCAAGCTGGAGAGATAATTGATGTAGAGGAAATCATATGAAAATAAAAATAAACTTAAGTGAAAAAAGAACACAGAAAGTATTAGATTTAATAGAAGAATTAGAAAAAGAAGAAAAACTTTGCGAATGGTTTTGGGATAATCAATAATGAAATTTATAGTAAATTCAATAGCATTAAAAAGTTTAAGAAATGGGTGGAAGCACATTTATTTATACAAGAAAGAAGAGAGACTAAAAAAATGAAAAATGATTCAACCAATAGTAGAGTTTACAGACCAGACTACACTAAACCATACAGACCAAAGAAAGAATCAATAGACTTTATGTCATGGTGTAACTTAAATCTTATAGAAGAAGATAATAAGACTCCTAGAATCCATTATGAGTTCTTAGACTTAGCATTAAGTAGTGAAGATAAAGTACAAGTAATTGTACATCGTGGTGGTGCTAAGACTACTGTTTTAAATACTAAACTTACATTATATGTGGCATCACTTGGATACATGCCTAACTTCTTAAATAAGAATGGAGAACTACAGAAGATACAAAATCTAATGATATTCTCTGCTAGTGAAGACCAAGCAATTGGACTGCTAGAAGAGATTGTATTTATGTGGGAGAACAGTGAAGTTTTACAGCAGACATTAACGCTAGAGAAAGCAACTAAAAAGAATGCTAGATTTAGGAATGAACAAGGTGATGTAATGTATGTACAAGTAAAAGGTTCAGGACAATCACTTCGTGGTACTAAGAGAGCAGGCAAGAGACCTCAACTAATGCTATTTGATGATATCTTACCAGATGATGCTTTATTTAGTAAGACAGAAAGGAGTAAAGTAACTAAATGGTTTATGTCTTCAGTATATCCTTCTGTTGATATGAATTTTAATAAAATGATAGTTGTAGGAACTCCATTTGCAGAAGATGATATTCTATTAAAGATGAAAAGACATTCAGAGTTTATGACTATTGAGTGTCCAGTAGCACAAGTCTTCCCATGTCCTAAAGAGGACATTGTTTCCAGTTGGGAAGATAGATTTACAAAAGACAAAATCTGGAAACTATACGAAGGTGCTAAAGGGCTAGGTGAAGAAGCTTCATTTTATAGAGAGTATATGTTACAAGTAACTTCAGAAGAAACAAGAGTGTTTAAAGACCAATGGTTAAGACACTTTGAATATAATATTGTTAAGGAAAGATTTTCCGAAATGAACTTCTTTACTTCAATGGACCTAGCAGTTAGCATTAAAAACAGTGGTGACTACAGAGTAATAATGACTATAGCAGTAGACAAAGAAAAGAATATTTATCTAGTCAAGACTGATGTAGGTAATTACAATCCTAGTGAGGTAATAGACATACTTTTTAATCATGTACGAATGTACAGACCTCTTGAAGTTAGAGCAGAGAAAGCTAGTTTACAACAAGTTTTAGACCACTTTATACAGCTAGAAATGGCAAGAACTGGTACTTACTTTAACTATAAAGGATTAGAGCTAAATTCAACTACAAATAAAGAACAAAGAATTTCAGCATTACAACCACTGTTTAAAACAGGGAAAATTTGGTTACCTAGTGATAGAGACCAAGAGTCATTAGCTGAATTAGATTATGAATATAAAGGTTTTACAAAAGAAGGAGCAACAACAGAACATGATGATGCATTAGACTGTTTAGCAAACTTCTTAGACCCAGACTTCATAATCTATCCTACGGGACAATCAGCTACAGAATACTCAGGAGGAGATGCAGGGAACTTTGAAGACTTGTATCAAGATACTGATGATTACTACGAAAGGATGTAATTAATGACTTTAAATGAATTCAGGAATGTGTTACTTGGTAAATCAATACAAAGAACACAACTTCCAGTAGATTCAATACTAAAGGAGAAGATATTCTCAGGAATGAAAGAGATAGCTAAGATAACAATTCCGTTGATATTAGTAATCCAAGATAGAACTGGATATGATGTACTAAGAAGAATTGATGATAATATGTACATCAGATTTCCAAAAAGACCATTAGCAGAAGATGATGAATTAGATGTTGATGAAGCATTAGTAGATGCACTAGCATACTATGTAATGGCAGATTTAGAAAGAGCAAATAGACAAATGCATCAAGGTTCATATTTACGAGAGATAGATTATAACAATGATAGATTAACTGAAACATATCTAAGTGATACTACAAATGTAGCTCCTAGGTACTACCAATTTGATAGAACTAAAAGTTTTGATGATACAGTGGTGACACCATGGATTTAATACTAACAGAACTGTTAAATGGTAAGAGTTATGCAATTGGAGATGCTGTTATAGAAATGCAGACAGAGTTCCAGTCAGTTGTACCATATACAACAGTAGAGACTCTAAATGGTTTATTCTTTGTATGGGATGAACTATTCATAAACAAATGTCTAGTAGCATTATCTACTGATTCGATGGAGGATATGACAGAGACTGAAAGGGAAGTATTCAGAGCATTCATACAGTTTGAGGATGCAATGTCACATACAGCAGATGATGAAGTAGTACAAGATGCAATTGGATGTACTATACCAGATGCAAATGGTGTCAGCTATATAGTAACTAGCACTGGAACTACAATTGAACTATGTAGTAATCCAGAACTAACAGTAGCTAAAGAGAATATCTCTAAAGCACTAGACACTGTTTTAATGAAGATATACAATTGTGAAGATTATAATGATGTAGGTATTATTGAAGGTGATGTAACAGACATTGTACCTTGTACTATATAAAGGTATAAGATATGCCTAGAACACAAGATGGACTATCTAAGAATTATCTACCTAGTATAACAAATAAACCAGATAGTAATTCAGACTTTTTAAAGATAGTTGAAATAAGTAAATCAATAGCTTTCTCAGGACTGAAAGGACAGTGGGATGAACATCTAAGAAAAGCAGGAAGTGTAATCACTGTTGATGGTAGAGAACTGTATACTGCTTTAACACTATCTGCACATGTGTCAATGGACTTCTTTAATAAAGGAACTAAAGGTTGGCATACAGCAGAAGCACTGAGAATACTTGGACTAGATAATGATGATTTAACGGATATACAAAGAACTGCATTCACAAAAGATGTAAATGGTTACTTTCAATATTATAATTGGAAAAGAGAAATATCAGCATTGGAGTTTACATATCAAGTAAACAGACTAAATGATATGCTTGTAGATGTAGATACAATAGAGATAGACTATGAACTACAAGCTTATAATCCAGATGTATATACAACAGATGCTGACAGACCTTACAACAGCAAAGCTTCTATATTCAGTGATGTACTTCTTTGGAAGCAAACATTAACAACAGATATGTTTGATGTAGAATTTGGAGCTAGTAATAATCCAGATATTATAAACAAGACTTCTGAACAATTACTTGGAAAAAGTATACGATTATTTACTGGAACAACAGATGTGACTTCATCTTTTACTACAGAATCATTAACAGCTATTAGAGCTATGATTGCATATTCAGGTACAACTTTTATGGATAAGTTATCTGCTTCTAAAACTTCTGAAGGAACATTAACAATACCAGATATACAAACAGTAGAATACATAACAGCTATAGGAACTGAAGTATTTGATGCAAATATTAAATCAGACTTCCTATTAGATGAAGAGGAAATATATTATAGATTCTATACAGAAAACAGTTATGGTAATGAAGTAGATTTAGGAATAGATGATGAAAGAAAACTATTTACTGATATAGCAATAGATTCAAAAGGATACTATGCATCTAGATTTTGGGATTTTACAAAACTAATAATAGATGAAGAACAATACCAGCTACATATAGATAAACAAGATGATTGGATTATGTATGATACTAGAACTGGCTATGGTGCATATATATATGTAGATGAATTCATGAAATTAGATGTGGATGAATTCTCATATATAATGAATAAATATCTTGACTTTAGACTAGATGTAGAAGAAGGTAGTTTTTTTGATAATCTTCTTACATCTGTAGCAAGATTAGTATCCACTGTTTTTAGTGTAGCTTATGATTTATTCTCAACTATACCAACATTTAAACAACAGCTAGACATAATAACAAGTGTAGTGAATTCACTATTCGGAACAGATATGACAAATGAAGAAGTATTTAATGTTGGACTCAATGTAGGCATATTAGTAGCAACAATGGGATTATCTTCAGAAGTACAAGTAGCACAATTCACAGCAATTACACTAGCATCAGTAGGATTAATTACTACACAAGTTGGAGTAATGACAGCTTACTATACTACACTAGCTACATTATCTGCACTAACAATAGGACAGAAAATAATGGATGCTGGAGACAAGTCAGATGAAAAGAAACAAGCTGAATTGGATGAAGCAACTAAAGAAAAAGAAGCTATAGAAGCTAAAGAAAAAGAGAGAGAAGAAGCAGAGAAAGCCAAGAGAGAGCAAGAGATTACCTTTGAAGAAGAGAAGGAAAAATCAGAGTTCACTCTGTTTCTACAAGACCCTGTATATGAATTAAAAAGAGACTTATTAAAAATAAGAACTAATGATGTTGGTATACAGGTTAAACAAATAAAAAGAATAGGAAAGGAGGTAACTGTATAAATGGCAGAAGTATTACCAGAATTAAAGACACAATACAAATCATACTATGAAGATTTATCAATTCAAATGGTAAGTAAAAATTCTATGTTTGTTAAAATGACAGAAGAGTTAAATAAAAGAATGTTAGAATTTGGAATTACACCAGAACAAAAAGCAGAATTAGAATCACAAATGCTAACTACTTTAATACCACAGTTTGAACAAATAGCTGATAATAAAGCTAGAGAACTTATGAAACTAGAAGCAGAGATTCCATTAAAGGAAGCACAGACTTCTGAAGCTGTTAGAAAGATTCAAGCATATGATGATAATATGTTGAATACAGTAGTAGAACAACAAGCAGGATTAGCATCATTTGCTGTTAATGCAAATAGTGATACTGCTCAATCAACAATTGATGAACTTAAAGCTAAAATGGCAGAAGTAGAAAAAAGAGTAATACCAGTAGATGGAGGTTCAGTACCACCAGAACCAGAAACAGTGGTTTCAGTACCTAATGGATTGTCTGTAACAGATGTAACTACTGATTCAATTACTTTAGAATGGCAACCAGTACTAGATGCTACAAGTTATGTATTATATAGAGATGGAGTACAAGTAGCTTCAAGTGGAGCATTAAGCTTTGTAGACTTAGCACTAACAGCTGTTACTAAGTATGCATACAATGTAAAAGCATTCAGAGGTAGTTCTTCATCAGAGTTATCTACAACAGTAATTGGAGTAACAGTATGATAGATGAAGAAATAGATAAAGAAGAAGAATCAAAAGAGGAAAGAGAAAAGAAGATTTTCTCTAACCTTAGGTATGATTA